AGAATAGATACAATGACCCAACCGTATTCAAAAGGTTTGTCATAGGTGTCGACAGAAGTCGTATGAAACTCTATGATTGTGAACAAGAAGCACAAGAAGAGTTGTTTGAGAACACTGGTGTTGATGATTCTATTCCCGTCCATGACAGAGGAAGGAATGATGGTCAAAGAAGAGACTATAGTGCATTTAAGGTAGAATAGATGCACTAAATAGTAATGTTATTATGAATAAGAGTTTAGAGTCCAATGAAGTAATTCACTTAATCCAAGAGAAGATAGCACTTAGAAAAAAACTTCGTGCTGCAAAGAAATCTAAACTTAGTGATGAAACCGAAATTATATCTAAAAAAATTGATAAAATAGAGAAAAAACTGTCGTCACGACCACTATCAAAAGTATAAATATAAGTACATAAACTTACACTTAGAGGACTTATGCCAAATTCAGAACAATTCACACAAGCATCAATAGACATTGTTATCAATGAAAAGAATATATGTCAAGAAACTTATGACTGGCATTCTAATGTTAATAAGACATATGACCTTGGTTTAATCGCACTAACAGAAGATGGTACTAGAATATTTCCTGCAACAGGAAGTATGACAGGAGAAGGTAGACGTGCCTATTACGTTCAGTGGAGAACTGATAATCCAAATGCAATAGCATATGTTGACGGTTCGGGTGAAGAATCCACTAATTATCATGTTTGGAATGAAGTGGTAAATGGAGTTGTTCATCCAAATGGAACATGTTTAGCAAGTTCTGCCGCTTTAACTGAAATGTCAACGAGAATAGACGAGTTTAATACTCAAATCTCGTGGATGACAGAGAACTTAATCTCCTAATACTACCCTCACAATTCTTATAAATAGTAGACAGGATACACATTTTCGTGTATAATATACTATATGGCAGTTAAAAATCTACATTTAGAACACTTAGAAGACGAAATCATTAACAATGGTATTGATGGTGGTCGTGCGGCAATAAACTTCTTACAGGGTCTTAGAGACATGATGAAGGGTAATTCCAAAAAAAGTGTTAACATGACTGTTAAATGGGATGGTGCTCCTGCAATCTTTTGTGGTAAACATCCCGAAACCAATCAATTCTTTGTTGCAAAGAAATCCCTATTCAATAAAGAACCTAAGTTCTATACATCCGAACAACAAATCAAAGATGCACCCGAACTAAGTGGTGCATTAGAATCTAAGTTTTTAGATTCATACAAGTATTTGTCTGCACTATCATTTTCTGATATCTTACAGGGTGACTTAATGTTCACTGATGATAAAGATAGCAAGACTATTGATGGAGAAGACTTCATTACATTCCAACCTAACACTATTTTATATGCAGTTCAGAAAGATTCTGCAGTGGGTAAAGAAATTGACCGTGCAAAACTAGGAATCGTATTTCATACAACCTACTCGGGGACTAGTATTGAAACACTAAGTGCATCATTCGGTGCAGATACATCTAAGTTAGGTAAGAGCAGTGATGTATGGGTAGATGATGCATCATATAAAGATGTCAGTGGTAAAGGTTCAATGACTGCAAAGGAAACATTAAAGTTATCACAAACACTAAGTGCAACAGGTAAACAATTCCATAAGATTACGAAACCATCACTACTTAAGTTTCAGAAAGTACAAGAGATGATTAATGCAAAAGGTGCTGGTGCATCTTATAAGACATACTGCAATTCACAAATCAGACAAGGGAAATTCAACCCAACATATGAAGGATACTTAAAACACTTTGAGAACTACTGGAGAGATAAAGTAGTTGCAAAGGTTAAGATGGAAAAGACTAAACAAATCAAACAAGAGATTGGTGAACAAATCTATGCAGAACTTAGAGGTCTAAAATCAACTATAGAAGCACTAACTAAATTTATGAATGGATTAGTGATATCAAAACAACTTATCATCAATGCACTGAACAGAGTCAAATCAATCGGTACTTTTAAGAAGACTGCAACAGGATTTGAAGCGGTAAACCCCGAAGGTTATGTTGCAATTGATACTAATGGTAAAGCAGTAAAACTTGTAGATAGAATGGAATTTGCATTCAACAACTTTACAGTTGCAAAGGAATGGGATAAGTAATGAAATCATTTGGTCAGTTCAATGAAGATATTAGAGTCCGTATAAATATAGGTGATACTATACTTGGTGGTAAATTTAAGAACAAGAGAATTGTTGTTAAAGATATAGGTAAGAACGAAAAGGGAGACATTACAATTAATGGTAAACCTTTACTTAAATACAGGATAATACCTAATGAAAACATTTAATAAATTCTTAATAGAAGCAACAGATAAAGGTGCAGTGTTTTCATTTGGAAGATTCAATCCACCTACAACAGGTCATGCTAAGTTAGTAGACAAACTCAAACAAGAATCTGCTGGATATACTCCTTTAATTTTTACATCACATTCAACTGATACAAAGAAAAATCCTCTAACTCATAAAGATAAGATTAAGTTTTTAAGAAAGTTCTTTGGTAGGATAATTGTTGACTCACAAACACGAACTGTATTTGAAATTGCAGTAGAACTACACAAACAAAAGTACAACAAAATTAAAATGGTAGTTGGTTCAGATAGAATCAGAGAGTTTGAAATGTTATTGAAAAAGTATAACGGAGTCAAAGCACGACATGGATATTATAAGTTTGATGACATTCTTGTTGTATCTGCAGGAGAGAGAGACCCCGATGCTGATGACACTAGTGGAATGAGTGCATCAAAACTTAGAGGTCTTGCACAAGACGGAAGGTATGATGAGTTTGCAGAAGGTGTTCCAACAAGAAACAAGAAAGATAAAGAATCACTTTACAAAGCAGTAAGAAAAGGAATGGGTATTGCAGAAGGTACACTACCTGCATACATATATGAAGATTTGATTACAGAAGGTGTGTATGACCCAGGCACATTCAAAGCAGTTTTCTTTTCAGGTGGGCCAGGAAGTGGTAAGTCAACAGTAGTCGATGCACTTTCACTAAAAGCACTTGGTCTTAAACTAGTCAACACAGATAAAGCATTTGAAGTTGGTCTAAAGAAAGCAGGAATGACACTTGACCTTAGAGGTGCAGACTTTGATAAGGTAGACCCAATTCGTGCAAAAGCAAAGAAACTAACTGGTAAGAACATGGATAACTATATTGATGGTAGACTTGGGTTGATATTTGACACTACAAGTGCAAACTTAAGTAAAGTCAAACAATACAAAACAATGTTAGATAAAATCGGATACGAGTCAAAAATGATATATGTAAGTGCATCATTAGATAATGCACAAAAAAGAAATGCATCTAGACCAAGAAAATTACCACAAGAAATAGTTAAACAAGACTGGGACAATGCACAAAAAAATGCACAATCTTTAAATAAGATATTCGGCAGAGACTACATTGAAGTCACAAATGATGATGATTTAAAATCATTACAGAGAAAGTCTACTAGTCTCTTTAGTAAACTAATGAGTTGGACTACTTCATTCCCCAAAAACAAATTTGCACTTAATTGGAAATCTTCCGAATTGCTGAAGAAGGATACTACTGGTTATTCATCTATAAGAAGTAAAGATGCAGTGAAAAAACCACCAACAGAAAAACCAAGTCCATTTGGGTCAAACTTAAAAACATTCAAAAGTAGAAAGACTGGTAAGGTGACAGTCATTGGAAAGATATAAATAGTATCATGGACTTATTAAATCGATTAATGGAAACCAAGAAAGTATCCCAAGACAAAGATGTTAAGGATAAAGATGGTACTCAACCTGCAAAATACTATGCAGGAGATATGTCTAAGTCTACAAAAGATAAAAGAGATGCACACTTCAAAGCAAAAAAGAGTGGCCCTGCACCTGGCGATGCATCTGCAGAGACTAAAAAATCTAAACACACTATGAAATTTGATAGAATGTTTAATGAAGATAAAGGACTCGATGCAAAAGCAAAGAAATCGGGCATCTCTAAATCTATCTTAAAGAAAGTTTACGATAGAGGATTGGCTGCATATAAGAC